CACAGCAGTCGCTGTGCCGGATTCTAGAATAGTGATATTCTTCTATTCATTTCCACCCTTTCAGGTCCCTTTTGTGTTGGAGTGCACTATGAGCCGCTATCGTACGAAATCTGTCACGACGACGGGTACCCAGCTTGCGTTAGCCTCATATAGTTACCAGGATCCCACATATGGTCGTTGGTATTTTTGGACCAATCGACCGTGGCTCTGGAACCCTATATGGACTGACGATGTTGGATATCTTTCGTTTGCCAGCAAGGCGTACGAAGAAATGACTGATACCTGTACCGTCACTGGGGGTCATCCCTTTAATCCGTGTTACCATAGAAAGGTAACACCAGCGTTCTTTCCAAAGAGCGTGTTGTCTTACTCTGGTACTAAGATGTCGGGTGGTTACCCGTACTACTTAGACGTTGTAGGACAAGATTTATGGGTTCGACCGTCCAATTGGGCTCCTGTTTGGAGCCAGTTGGAAGGAGCTATCTCCTCCCATGATTGGTATGATCAGGTTGTGGCTGTAGCATCCTCGATCCGAGGCCTCGTAGAGAGTAAATCGCTCTTAGCGGTTACTCTTCAAGAGTTACCAAAGACCGTCCAAATGGTAAGAAATCCATTTGGGCTCTTAAAAACGAATTGGCGCCAGATAGCTAAAGGCTTAACAGCCTCAAAATTAGCTAAGAAGCATGCCAATTTGTGGTTGGAGTATCAGTACGGTTGGAATGCATGCCATTATGATTTGTCTAACGCTTCAAAAACGTTAGCAAAATGGCTAGTAAACCGAGACCGTGTGATGTTCAACCGAGCGGGTGGGAGATACTCGAAAGCATCGAGTATCAACCTTGCAGTTCCTGATCCAACCGTTGCTAACGGTACTTGGTCGGATTGGCTTTCTGTCCTGGAAGCTGGGGGAGCTGTTGGCTCTCCGTCTATAAGGGCACGTGCTGTCTTTGGCACGCCCGTATGCACTTTTAACCTCTCTTGTTATGCCCTCGATGTTTTACATCGATGGAATAGCTTTGAGAAGTTTATGTTTGCATATGGTTTAGACGCCGATCATTTGCTAGAGACTATCTGGGAAGTCGTACCCTACTCATTCGTGGTTGACTGGTTCGTCAACGTGAGTGAGTTGATAAAACTTCCACGTTTTCTAGATAGTATCCGTACCCTCCAAGGAACAAACGTGAACAATTTGGGTTGGACCGCGAAAGCGGTCTGCCCCTTTTCTGTTCAAGTTGCGACTCGACATTGCTCCACTAATTGGGGTAATCTTATGTCGTATGCCCAAACCGGAAACACCATTGGAAATGTTGTTTCTCGGAAAGGGGAGATTTCGATATTCAAGCGTGAAGCTGGAATACCGGCGTCTTGTGGGTCCGTATTTAGCAACCAGGGGTTTTCTGTTAAACAGGGCGTTTCCGGATTCTCTTTGCTTTTACAGAGAATTCGGGCTCGCTGAACTGGCTAACATATTAGCCGAACAAGGAAGGTCTGTCATGCCCACGTCTACACTCACCCTTTATGATGAAAATACCGGAACGACCGCATACTCGCTTCAAAGCACTTCTGCTACGAAGTCGGTGTGGGCCAAAACCGGTCGCAGTCTGGCCAAGCCTCAATGGGTTTCGGTTGAACGAAAGTTCGCGCCGGGCTCATCTGGGGCCAATGACCATGTCATTGTTTCCGTCGGTCAGACGGAACAGTCAACATTGTCGCCATATAAGTTGCAAACTTTTGTGGCGAAGTTGGACCTTTCAATCCCTCGGGATTGGACTGGTTTCACAAGCGGCACAAATGCCGACATGTTGAAACGAATCGCGAATCTAATTTCCGCGTTGAATAACGACGTCGCGTTAAACGTGGCGAACGCATCCAACACGGGATTAGTGAACGTGTTCTCGGGTGGTGATCTCTAAAGGGAGATCCACTCGAGTCACCTTCTAGAGTAAGTTGCTCTAGAAGAAATTTTATCAATTTATTCTAGGAGGGATCTATGACTCGTTTAAAAGCCTTTCTAAAAGCTCATTATGAGCTCGTGATTGGACTTTTAATTGGACTGCTCATCGGTGTCATCCTTGACAAGGGTGATATTAAGAGTGTTGTGCAGGCTCTTCTGTCACTATTGAGTTGTAGTGACTTGTCATCTCTGTCTCTTGCTACGCTATTCGTCGCTCCTGTTCTTAGGAGCAATAAGCAGCGGAGGGAGACGACGTTATGCATTCTTCTATCCCAGAAGATTGCGGATTTCGTCATCTCAAAACTGCTTAATCTGCGAGATAATTCATATTCTTATGAATTATTTGCGAAAAACGACGTTTTTCGCAAAGAGAGGCAGAAGGATTTGAGGAATGCGATTGAACATCAAGCCTTTACGATGCTTTGTGTTAATAGGCGCTTTAATGATATAAAGCGATATTACACTTGGCTAGTCGAGACTTTTCAGTTCGACGTGCTCTTCAAAGCCAATAATATTGTCGATGCTACCATGATGCAATTTGATCATGGTAGAAGAGCCGCTTGATAGGTGTGGGCAAATGGTATGTCAGACAGATGCTAACAGGGGGGCTGAATGAATAAGCCTAACCTTGCAATAGCACTTGCCTTCTACCATTCCGTTTTTAATGATTTCATAGTGCATGATCCTTCACAAAGATCTTGCTATAAGACCAGTGCCCGATACCTAGAAAATAGGTTACGGTCTGAATCTTTTGGGCTGCTCGTTCGGTCGCTCCCCGATTTGGGTAAAGCGATTGAGTCCAGCTTGATTACAGGTGAGAACCTTATAGTTCCTCCTGGATTCAGAATACACTGGCGGTCAGCATTACCGAGTTTTATGTACGGATGTTTTCGTACGTTATTCGATGATGCCGGTCACCCTCTTGGCTGCGAGACATCAGAAGCAGTTTATCGCTTCTTTGCCTTGCGCCAGATATGTCTGGCCTTTTCGAAGGCTCAAGATATACCCTCGAGGATGACTCCTGAGGAAGCGAAAGCTTCCTTTAAGGAGAGAATCGTAGATGATCCTACGATCACCGCCCCATCATGGCTTCTTAATGAAGCGCGCGCTCTTATCAGGCGCGTAGTGATGGAGGATGACCACCTTCACGCTATGCTGGCCCAATGGGAAGCAATTCCCTTCGGCCGACATGGACCAGGTGCAGTAGCAGAGAAGGAAAAAGGACTGTTAAAGTGGGTTTTTCGGCGAATACCCGGCGCTGATCAGCGCCTGTATCGGTTTAATGACCGATCCCCGATTCCTCAACAGTGGGCTAAGCCGATCTCTCGTTTGGCAATTGTTCCCAAAGACTATAAGTCTCTCCGGAGCATTTGCATCGAGCCTAAGGAATTCCAATTCGCCCAGCAGGGCTTATGGGATGTTCTTAGAACTCTTATAAATGAGAGCCCTTTAACTAGAAGAAGCATCAATTTCAATCATCAAGAGTACAACTCCAAGCTCTGTTTTTCAGAGGGAGTTGCCACTATTGACTTGAAAGATGCGAGTGACAGAGTGAGGCTAAAGCTCTGTCGACTTCTCTTTCCAAAAGAGTTCTTCAAGCTAGTAACACGCTATCGGTCTCGCCAAATTCGAATTGATAACGAACTAGTTAGACCGACATGCTTTGCAAGCATGGGATCAGCTTTGTGTTTCCCGATCGAGACGCTAGTGTTTTGGGCGATTGCCCGGAGCGCTATGCATCCCGAGAGTGCGCACAAACCTCTGCGTGTATTTGGCGATGATATTGTTTGTCCTTTGGAGGACGCGCAGTACATCGTCAAAATGCTAGAGTCTTGTGGTTTTGTAGTGAACAAGACAAAGACCTGCATTCAGACACCTATAAAGGAGTCATGCGGTGCCTTTACCTATGCTGGCAGTGATGTCAGCATCGTTCGCTTCAAGAACACACGCTGTGATAGTCCTCGCGCGTGGATATCGCTTGTAGAAAGCTGCAAGCTGCTACACCAGAATTATTGTTCTAGTGCTAGCTATGCCATACTTCTTTCACTCAAGCAATTTTGGCATGTGCCTTTCGGTCACTTTGGACTTCCAAAGGATAGAAAAGGCTTCTCGTGTCAATCTCGTTGGAATGCCGAATTCCAACGACGAGAGTGGAGATTACCGACGCTCGTACAGAGGCGCGGTAGCGAGAAATTACCGGGAGACGCAGGCCTCTATGCCTGGCTCGTAGGTAATTCAACGAAACCGAGCTCATACGGAACCGATAAGGTTAAAGTGAGATGGGTGGCTGAATAGACTTGAGGGTCTACAGTCACAGAAGGGGCCGCGTATGCGGG